ATATTTCTTTTCGTTGTCAGGAAAATTAATGTGCAACTGATTTAAATTTTCTACATTATCATCGCCTATAAGGTCAGGCACCAAATGTCTTAAATCATCTATTATACCATTTAGTTCTTGTGTAATATCTTGTTGTGATTCACCGAAGTTATAAAATTCGTTTCTGCTTACTACTTCGTTTGGTTGATTGCTAATACGATTATAAAACAGGTGTGTAACTGCATTGTCGTACAGTTCATAAGTTAGTGTAACTTCTTTATTATGACCTAAATTAACATCAATTAACATACTCTGTGTCGGTATTGTATGCTGTAAATCCGCCTTCTTTCACGACTGTTAATACATTATTAACACGTCCTACTAGTTCTTCTTTGTGTGAGATAAGCATAATGTTTTTACTTTGTTCTCTATGCATTTTCTTTAAAATGCCTAATGCATTTTCAACACCCATACTATCCATTCCACTATCAATTAATTCGTCAACACACATAAGATTCATAGGCCTATTTAAACTTTCATACATATCTCTAAATGCCCAACTTAAACCCAGGATTAGTCTGTTTCGTTCTCCCCTACTTAGATTATCAAAGTCTAAATCTCTGCCATATTCTGTAATTTCCACACCCAGATCACTTGCAAATTTTACATCATGTGGTAATCCTAACTTGTCTAAATAATATGCAAGTCTATGATTTAGATATGCAATATTTTGATCTATAATTTTTTTACGAATAAAACTGTCTTTGCTTGTTAAAAGTTTGTGTAGGAAGTCTTGATGTTCCTGCAAAAATGTAAGTTCGTTCATTTTATCAAAATTAACTTCTTGTATTCCTGTTTTTTGTAAGGAATCTATTTGGTCTGTATATGGGTTTTCTTCTAAGGCTTTTTCCTCTAATTGTGTTTTCATAGTTTCAACATTATGTTTATGTTGTAACGCCTTTTCCAAAGTATTATAAAATACAACCGGGTCTTCTTCTATATTTTCGAAGTCACTTAGACCTTCATTTATTTCGTTATTCCTTTCTTCTAGTTCTGAAAAGTATATTTCCTCTTTGTCTATATCATCTATAAGATCTTTAGTGTATTGTTCATGTGTATCTAAATGGGCAGTTTCTTGTTCACATGTTGGACATATTCCTGCTTTTGCACTTTCCAAAGAGGATTTTAAATCTTCTAGTTTCTTTGTACTTCTTTTTAAACTAGTTGCAATACGTTTTTCTTCTGATGTTAATACTTGTAAATTTGCACGTTGTTCTTTAAGGTCACCCAGTAGTTTATGATTTTCTAACTCTTTGTCAATATCAATAGTTTCCAGAGCAACTATCTCTTCTCCCAAAGATATAATTTTATCTTCCTTATTCTTTTCCCATGCTCTACTTCTGCTTTCTATTTCTTGTATATTCTTTTCTATACGCTCATTGCTAGTATTAATTGCATTAATCGTAATCTCTTCTTCCTTAATTGCTTCTTTTGTAAACTTCATTCTTTCTTTAAGTATTTCTGCTTTTAAACTAAGTTCAGTAATGCCTAATAGTTGTTCGATCATGTCTCTTTGATCGTTCGCCCTCATACTAAGAAAAGGTTCTGTGTATGTATTCAACGCAATTAAATGTTTGAACATATTATGTGGGAAGCCAATAATCTTTTCGATTTCTTTCTGTGTCTCTCTGCTGTCGCCTTGTTGTTCTTCTGTAAATGCATCTTCTCCGTTTACAAGTAGTCTTAACACATTAGGTCGTCTTCCACGTTCTATTCTATATGCTCTTCCTTCTATCTCAAACTCTACAGTAACAATCATACCTTTACCGTTTGTTTTGTTTATGAGATTGTCTTTACGAATGTTTGTTAAGGCGTCTCCATAAAGAGCATAACTTAATGCATTTATAATAGTAGTTTTACCAGTACCATTTCTGCTACCATCACCACCCATATCTAAGTTGTGACCTAGTACAAGAGTAAGTTGACAGTTATCAAAATTAACTGCCTGTGTGTTGTTGCCAACACTCATAAAATTCTTTGCTGATACGTTTTTTATTTTTAACATTATTCGGTGTCTATGCTGTTATAAATATCAACCAACGTTTCTTTGTTGACTGTATTTGATTCTATTGTGTCTAATTGTGCAAGTACAATTTGATTTACACTTTCAAACAGTACTTCTCCTCCTTCAAACTCTTCCTCTTCTTTTACAGGAATAAGTTGAAGTTCTCTTACATTATATTGTTCTGCAAACTTCTCTCTAATAAAGTTTGCTTCTTCGTAACTGATGCTAATATCAAGTTTTACTCTAGCATAAGTGTATTCATCCAATAAGTTTTGGTGATCATCTAATAATTCTTTTAAAGAAAATACTCTGTATTTTGGACATTCTGTCCAATTAACATATTGTGGTTCTTCTCCCCATGTTAAGAACATAGCACCACGTTCGTCATCTCTAACATCTGCGTAATTATGTGGAAATGCATTTCCTATATAATGTATATTATTTTTATATTGTCGTTTATGGAAATGTCCACTAAACACATATTCAGGCCCACTTAGCATTTTATCATTAATGCCACCGTGATCAGGCATTTCTACCATTGCATTCATTTTAAAGTAGGGTAATTCAAAATGCCCAAACATATATTTGCATTGCATTTTAGAAACTGTTTTATAATCATCTCCAACAAGCCATGGAATAATTGCAACATCGTCTTGTTCAAACATGTCGTCAACCATTACAAAATTTGATAGGTCACGAGCATATTCTATGCTATTCATATCTCGTTTATCTTTGTAATAAAGATCGTGATTACCAGTTATAAAGTAAACAGTTTCAAATGCATCATTAAGTTTTTTAAGATCTTTAATAGATGCATTCATTGTTGCAACACTTATACTTGCTCTATGGTGACTCCAGTCACCTAGAAATATACAAGTTTCTGCATTTCTGGCTTTTGCTTCTGCTATAAACCAGTCCACATACCTGTGGCAGTCTTCTAAATGTAAGCGACTGTTTTGCTTTAATCCGTAATGTATATCCGTAAAGCAGGCCGCTGTCTTAAACAGTTGGGCCATAATTAATCGTTTATATCACTTTGTGCAGATGTTTCTGCCGCTTCTCTTATCTGTCTCATTTCTTCTTCATGAGCAATCTGTCTGCCATAACTAGGTAGGTGTCCTTGTTCTATAAGGATGTCATCTCTAATCATTTGATTTCGTTTTTCTAAATTTAAAATTCTAGTAAAACTATTATTTACTGCGGCAGTATAATATGCAAACGGGTTATCAGATTTTGCTTCATTAAACTGTAGGCCTATTTGGCTAAGTTGAACCAATGCTTGTCCACGCATTTCGTCTACATAAGTGTAGCCTCTCCAGTTTGCTCTGTGACTGTACCTTTCAACTAGTTTTAAAAACATTGTACCTAACTTATTAGTGATCTTACCATGATCAACACTAAAGTGACCATTGCTTAAACTTCCCTGCCAGTGACTTCTTGCAACTTCAGTTACTTCACCATTTACATAAGCATAATGTTTAAAAGAAGGAAAGTTTACCTTTGCTTTAGTTTCTGCTTCATTTTTAGGAATTCTTTTCCTTCCTGGTTCATCTGGAATATGCTCCATGGTCATTACACGGAATACTAATTCTTCCTGTGGAATGCTTTTTGGGTCAACTGCAAACTCTTTCTGTTTTGGTTTATTTTTATAATCCTTAGGATCATGATCAGCCATTGCGGCTTGGTAACCAATTGACTGCATTAAAGAAGCACGATTTTCTCTTGCTAATTTAATACTGTTTCTATTAATTTTATTCACATCTTGCAAAATAACATCATACTTTGCATACATTTCATCTGTAACATAACAGTATGTCATTTTACTTTTATGGATTTCTTTTAGAATATCTTTATTATTAAGATAATTTACTTTTTTAGGCTGTGCCATTAACTCTCCTCAAAATTATAATTCATTTATATTGTTAGTATTATACACAACTATTGCGTATTGTCAATGTATATTTAGCCACTTTTATTAATTAACAATAGTTTTAATGAATGTGATAAATATATACACAGGAGATTAATATGTCGTTCTTTCAAAAGAGTGTAAACAGTTTTTTAAATAACAAAATTAGTGAAAAAGTATCAGGGTTAGACCCTAGGGTACAATCTATATTTTGGAATTTAATGGGTAAAGAAGGGTTCGGTCCTTACGATACCGGAACTAGTAAAATTCATGTAGAAGAAAGAATTAAAAAAGCACAGGAATTAGCGGCGGCAACATCAGCCTCTGGACAAATACAAATAAATGATAGTGGCTCAGAAACAAATGGTGACATTTCAAACTTTGATTGGAGAGCAAGACTTCGTCCTAAAAATGGTGGAATGAATCAAATATACGGTATGGCTGGCGAGGACGGAGATTCTAAAAGTTCTTTACTAGCACCACTTAAAGCAACAGGTGGTTTGGTTTGGCAAGTTACACCACAGATATTTTTATCAGGTGTTGCAAACTATAATGCACAACAACTACATGGTTCTAACTATCCTATATACACATATATGAATAGTACTCCTCCTTCACTGCCTGTACAGGCAGATTTTTATGCTAACGACATGTTTGATGGCCATTACTTATTAGCAATGATGCATTTTTTAAAGACAGCAACAAAGAGTTATTTCGGTGAGAAGTCGGTTGTTCAACAAACTTATGGTACACCTCCTCCTACATTAATATTTGAATATTTGGGAGAACACGGCTTTAACAAAGTACCAGTTATTATAAACGACTATTCTATACAGTTACCTGAAGATTGTGATTATGTTCCGGTTGTTACAAATGTTGGCGGTGGTGAAGGAACAGAAACAACTTATGTACCTACAAGAATGAACGTTATGGTAAACTTAACACCTAACTATACACCTAAAAAATTAAGAAAGAAATTTGACTTAGATGATTTAAGATCTGGAAAGGGATATAAAGGAGGATTCGTTTAATGGCTAGATATAATAAACAGTCCTTTATAACAACAAGCCAATTAATAGGAAACAAGTTTTTAGATGTAAATACTATTCCTAATATCCCCACATCAATTTACGATGAAGATTTTGTAATCACACAAGAGTTCGATCAAAGACCAGATTTACTTGCATACAAATTATATGAATCATCCAGGTTATGGTGGGTATTTTCTATGAGAAATTTAGACAAATTAAAAGACCCAATCAGAGACTTTAAAGCAGGAACTAAAATTAAACTACCTTCATCGGATTCCATTAAAGATATATTTTCGAGGTAATATATGTCTTCAGTAAACGAAAATCAAGCAGGCGACAAAGATTACGGCATTTATAAAAGTGACGTTCCAAATAGTGAATATAGAATCAAAACACATTGGGGTAAAAGATTTTTTGATCAGTTTGACCTTTACGAAGGAGGCAGTCCGACTTTTGAAGACATTGAAAAGCGAATAGAAAGTTACAGTAATAGAACAACTGATGAGTTTAATCAAGATGAATTAGACGATTTGAATCATTTTAGAGCCATGGCCGGTTTAGCAGAATTGGACAATCACAAGGACGACAAACAAAATAATGAAACTATAAATGATCAAAAGAATGTGTACTCTAAATTTTTAAGAAATAAAGTACGAGGAAACATATTAGACGGCTACTATACTCCACAGTATGTTTTTACCTTGTATATGTTAAAAAGAAATAAATTAGCCGAATACCAACAACAGACTGGACCAAAGGATGGTGCAGGTAAAGATTCAGGTGACTCCGACGAAGCAAGAGAAGATACACCTAAAGAAAGCACATTTGTAAAACACAGGACACTTACAAAACCTAACCCTCAAGATTATGTAATTATAGCACAAACAGGAACTACTGATATAGGAATAGACGACGTTACTATACAAACATTTAATGGTCTAGACAGTGATGTTATACCATTAAAAGTAGACTTTAAACTTACAGAACCCGGTTCCATATCTCTTTTAGATAGAATAGCAGAAGCAAAGCGATATTGCGGATATAATAAACCAATATCAACATTACCTGGAATATTTTTACAATTGGAATTTGCTGGATATCCAGATGCATCTGCACATGACGGTGTTCCAATTGATTCTGAAGTAGATGGCAAGCCTGAAAGAATACCTCTTGGATTTCCTTCAGATGCAGACGGAGATGCATCCAAAGTTCCTACAGAAATGTATTTTGAATTAGGCGGTGTAACATATGATATGGAAATAAGTGCAGAAGGAGCCACTTATAATGTTAGTGCATATAGACAGAAAACAGGCGGTAGAGATAGATTACATTTAAAGACTGCTCACACTATAAAAGGCAGAACCCTATCAGAACTGTTAGGTGGGCTACATCCAGTACAACCAGGTAGTACTTCTGATACAACACCGGATAATTCACAAGATCCTGATGCCGGTGCTTCAGGAGATGAAGTCACTGACACTGGTACTGATGCTACAACACCAGCCGAAGAATGGTATGGATTGGAATATGCCTTTAATAAAGATTTTGAAGATTTAGACGACCCGGTAGATAAAAAGACGAACGAAGAGTTTAAATTATTTTTAGACGGGTTTATATCAAATTTTGCTTGTAAAGAAGGTGATCCTATTAAAATGACGCCAGATACGATTTCTGATGCATTATTAAAGGATTATAGTTTATTAGAAACATTCGCAAAATCAGGTTCAATTACAAAATTAACTGACACTGGTGAAAAAGTGTTGAATTGGCAAACCCAAACAGATCAGCAGTCAGTTGAAGACGACGCCGCTGGTGGACCGGTAATTGTTGAATATGATGTTAGTAGATCAATAAACGACAGCATCAATGTTAATGGTGCTAGGGGAGATATATCAATTACTGAAGAAGTAGAAAAAACTATTAATGGTAAAGCCGTTTATTCAGATCCTTTAATTTCAATTAACATTCCCGCTGGTACTCATATCAAAGATTGTATATATTTAGTTTTATCCCTCAGTGAAGATTTTGTTAATAAAGCAATTAGAATTAAACCTGGAGGTTACAATGAGAAAGACATTAAAACTGTTGATAGTGCATATTCAAGGTGGCTTACATTAGATACAGATCACTTTGTAGATTTTTCAGAACAAAGTTGGGACGAAAAAAAGGGTTCTTACGATGAATACTTTCATGTAAGACCAGTGTTGTCTTATACTAGTAATCCAAACATGATTATATTTGAAGAAGAATATGAAAAAATTAAAAATCCAACATTAAAAGAAATTTCAACTCTGTTAGACTCAATGTCCATACAAAAAGAATACTACTATAGTTATACAGGACTTAACACGCAAATATTGGATTTGTCCTTAACATTTGATGAGGCTTATGCATTAAATATACCAGCATTTGGATTTGGAGACTATGCTCAACAGTCTGGTGTAGCCACAGCATCTGCATTAAAAGAAGAAGAAAATGCACAAAATACAAATGATAGTGAAGGTGTAAACGATATCTTAAGTAAAGATAAAAAAGCAGGTGGAATTTTTGAGACTCTCAAAGGACTTAGTGATGTAGAATTTGAAAAATTTGCAGAATTCGCCGGATACTCTTCAGAAGACATTTCTAGATTAGTGCAAGAAAAAAATTATGTAAATGAATTTGGAAGTGTAAGGGGAACAACAAATATAGAAGACCAAGAATACCTAAAAGAATTTGCGAGTGGTTTGGCTATGGATGACGTAGGAGATGCAATATTATCTGGTTACACTAGAACCACAGAAAATAGTGAAGACCCGGTACCAACAGAAACTACAGAGTTATTGACCGATTTAAGTAATGATTTAACTGTAGTGTCTCCTTACATATATGCTTCTGCATTAGTTATGGGACTGGAAGGAAATGACATGGCGGCGGAATTTTACAAGTCACTTGACAATGAGCAACTTGGAGAAGAATTTCAAAATATAGTTAAGCCTAAATTAGATACAGTAGAAGTATCTAATATTGTTGAATCTGCACCGGAAGAAAGAAACTCCATTAGGTCAACAACAATGAGTCATTTAATGAGACAATATACAAATGCGGCGTCTACACAAATGATGGATCTATCTGTTAGGGGAGACCCTTATTGGTTAGGCAACGATGTGTTTTATGACGTCCGTAAAGAAAGCGACGGTCAGCCTGATTTTACAAAAAAGACACAAGATATTTTCTTTGTAATGGAAGCACCTAGAAAACTAGATTTTGATTTAGATGACGAAGATAACAATACCGGTTTATTTGATTATGGCAGTATAAATTATACACTAAGTGGAGTTTATCTGGTGTATAGATGTACATCCAATTTCAGCGGAGGATTGTTTACACAAGAGTTAAATATGGCACAGAACAAATTATATGAATTTTCTAAAATAGAAACAATTAAAAGAACCGGAACACAGAATTTAGAAGATTTTGAAAATTATAAAGCACAAAAGGCCTGGAACGAAAGTAGAGCAGAATACTATAAGAAACAAGAAGAACAACGCTCAGGAACACCAACAGAGTAAAGTAAAATGGCACACAGATATACAAGAGAACAACATGTAACAGACGGAATTTATTTCGGTGAAGTCGTATCTGCACAAGACCCAGATATGAACGGTAGGCTTAAAGTATATATTCCAGCACTACATAAAAGAAGAAAAAATCCTAAAGGCTCAAACGATAGAGAAATGGCAACATTTAATTGTATCTGGACCTCTCCATTTGCAGGTGGTACAAACTATGCAAATGAAAATGTAAATATGAAAGATGACCACAGGGGGTCTGGAAAATCATATGGTATGTGGATGGTTCCGCCTGATGCAGGAACGCAGGTTGTAGTAGCATTTGGGCAAGGAAATTTAAAATACGGAGTTATAGTAAGTTGTTTATTTCCTGAAGATCGTGCATTTATGGTGCCGGGTGTGGCAGGATCTCCCTTTAACTACTCTAAACTAGGGTATAAATTACCAGTAAGTGAAAAGAACAAATTTGATAATGAAAATCCTGGTAAAGGAACAGATGTATTAAGGCCGGCACACTTAGATTATGCAAGACCTATTTACGAGCAAGGATTACTGGGCGACAACGTTAGAGGAGCATCCTCAAGTACATCTAGAAGAGAATCTCCTAGTAGTGTGTTTGGAATATTAACACCGGGTAATATAAAACCACCCACAGAAGACGGTCCGGCATTGCCTGGCAACAGAGGTGCAGGACATCAATTTGTAATGGACGACGGTGATCAAAACGGTGCCAGCAAAAATATAAGATTGAGAACAGGTGGTGGTAATCAAATTCTACTAGATGATAATGAAGGAATAATTTACTTCATTAACAAGAGCGGTAAAGCCTGGATGGAATTAGATCAAGCAGGCGGGATAACAATATTTGGAGAAGGGTCAGTAGATATTCGCTCTAAAGGAAATTTTAATTTAAGAGCAGATAGAAATGTAAATATAGAAGCCGGTGGTGATGTCAATATTAAAGCCGCAGGAGATACAGCAACTGGTGATGGTGACCAGTATGTTGGCTTACAGCCTATTCCCGGACTTCCATCATTAGGGTATGGTGGTAACTTAAGATTTGAAAGTGTTGCACAAACATCTATATACTCTGGACAGAGTGCCCAACTTACATCAGTAGGAGGAGATATAGATATAAGTGCCGCAGGTAGATCAGCGATTACAGGTGGAACAACTGGCGTAGATATATTTGCAGGTGCAGGTGGAATTAAAATGATGTCTGCATTAGGTGGTATCCATTTAAATTCTTCATTAGGGATAAATTTAACTAGTACAGCACCTATTAGTTTAGCAGGACTTCCAGTCTTACTAAATTCTCCTGGAGGCATACCAGGTATGCCGGCATTACCAGCCTTATCAGGTAGTGCAATATCAACAAACAAACATGACGACTGGTCTAGTAAAACTCCTGATTTTGGAGATTCCGATGATTTAATGCCAGATACTACAACAGAAAATGCGTCAGGTAGGGAAAAAGGTTCTACTGTTAAATCTATAGTAACAACCATGCCTACTGCAGAACCTTATTTAAATCATTTTAAATCAGATGCAATGGCACACCAACAGTCTTCTATGACAGAAGAAGATTATGATGATGAATTAGGTCCTAACGATGCTGATTCACCAGACGGATATTTGGGAGGTTAAGATGGCAGAAAAGAAAGGACATAATCCAACACCTGTACAAAGTTTTAGTGACGGTCTCGATGCAAAAACGAAAAAAGTAGAAGAAACTTCCAAAGCATTTTCTGAGGCAGTTGGTGCCGTTTCAGGTGCAAGGGTAGCCGCAGAAAGAAAAAAATTACTAGGTAAATTAAAGGGCATTGGAAATAGTTTACTTGGGCCTATAAAAGACAAAATTAGTAATTTCAGTAATCCAGTATTTAAGAAGATAGAAGAAATACAAAGTTATATGGATGTACAAACATTATTACTTAAAGTATTGCCTCCAATAAGAGTAATGATGACCAATGCATTTGGTGATAAAGTTATTGGGCCTTCTAAAATATTAAAAGAAGCACAGGCAATGATCAAACAAGTGCAATTAGATATTAATAATTTAGAAACTTTAGTAGATGATGTAAAGGCTTTACCGGCACAAATGAATGCTTTAGCCAATGCTACAATCAACGACATCTATGCATCTGCAGGATTAGTAGGTGGTTCAATGGCAGACTTTTCTAATCTTGCAAATTCTTTACAAAACGAATTTACTTTGGGTTCTTTAAATGATTTAATTAAAAGTACACCCGGTGCGGCAGTAGGAGAAAGTGGTAGCGGAGACGGTATTACAAACAGAGACTTATTTGTAAACATTGTTGCTGGATTAAAAGAAAAAGGAATTACACCAATTATAGATGGACCGTCTATTATACTTGTAGACGATCAGGGAAATAAGGTTATAGATTTTAACAATGGCATAGGCCCTATAGGAATAAATCTTACAGCAATGTCTTTATCGAAAGAATCAGAAAACAGTATTCATGCTCTTGTAAAAGTTCCTATTAGCGACTTTCAATTTGTTGCTCTTGTAAGTTTTGTAAATCATATTGGACCTGTAAACTTTGCAGGAAGTTCTGTATTAAGACAATTAAACCAAGAGAACTATCACAGAGTACCAGAAATGATAATGAAATGGAGATCTGGTGCTTTATCGCCTAATGCAAGTGCTGTAGTTAAACAGGATTATGTAGATAGAAGACTTTTTGAAGCAGAATTATTCACTACACCAGACTGGGTAAACTTTGATTACAAACCTGGAGAGGGTGCTTTATTGTCATGGCCACAACTTACAACAGAATTAAAGGAAGCCAAGAAGGCCGCAATAGAAGAATTAACAAATAAAGGTATTGATCCAAGTACTGGAGAACAATATTTAGAAGGAAAGCCAGTAAAGAAAGACGACCCTACGGCTATATACGACCCTAAAGGTTAACTATTTTTTAGTTCTTTTTTAAGGTCTGCATTCTCAACTAATAATCTATACTTTTGCTCTTGCTCGTCAGCAACTGCTTTTTCTAGCAATTCAATATGAGCTCTCAAACTATGATTTTCGTTGTTTTTCTCAACCAACATAATTCTTAGTTCTTCTTCTAAAGTATTATTAAGTGTTTTTGTATCAGACATGTTATTTCTCGATTAAGGTTTGCAAAAAATCTGTAACACTATTATTTAACAAAACTCCGCTATGTCCTGCTTCTATAGTGATGTTTTCAGTGTTTTTAAATTTAGGTGGAGTATTAAGTTGACTATCCACTGATATCATTCCGTCGTTTGCCTTTCCGCCTAATCCTGCTAATGGATTAGAACCACTGGTACATACTATATTTGTATGTAAGCCATTGTAAGACTTTTCTTGTAATAGTCCTAAAACTTCTGCCCCAGGCCTAGTATTTTCAAATACTTTTTTATTTCTAAATATCATTGCAAGTATTCTAGCAACTGGAGTACCTTCCCAAGGAGCCGCTATTGTAACTAAATGTTCTACATTTTTAGGATAAACACTTGCATACCAACTTGCTAGTAATCCTCCGAAACTATGTCCCACTAAAATTACTTTTTCTTTACCGAATTCTCTTTGTTTACGCATTCTAAACAATTCTACTAAGTCATATGGATCATCTTCCATATTATAGGAAGGACGTATGAAATTGTGTTCTGGTAACTTTAAAGTATAGTAATTAAAGTTATCTGGCTCTGCATTTGCTCCATGTATGTACATAATATTCTTCATCTTGTTATTATACAGTCTAAAATTGCCATTGTCAACTATTAATTAAAACTAGTTATAATGTTTTTGATAAATACATGTATGGCAATATTTAAAGGATTTAGTACGATAGATAAGGTTAGAGCACCATATACTTTAACCGATATAGATCTAGTTAAAAGAGATCTACTCAACCATTTTTATACTAAAAAAGGTGAGCGACTAATGAAACCAAACTTTGGCTCTATTATATGGGATTTACTAATGGAACCAGAAGATACAGTAACAGAAGAAGACATTAAAGACGATATAAGAAGAATTATTGATACTGATCCTAGAGTAACACTTAAAGATATCACATTATATATGATGGACCATACAATAAGAGCGGACGTTGCCTTAAAATTTAATCCGGGTTCAGAAGAAGACGTGTTATATTTAGAATTTATAAATGAATCAGAGGGTTTTGAATAATGGCATTATCACAAAGACAAACTAACTTATTTGCCGCAGAAGATTGGAAAATTGCCTATAAGGCATTTAATAATGTAGACTTTACATCATACGATTTCGATACATTGCGACTTGCAATGGTAAATTACATAAGAACTAATTTTCCAGAAAACTTTAACGATTACATTGAAAGTTCTGAGTTTATTGCAATTATAGAATTACTTGCATTCCTTTCTCAAGCATTAGCATTTAGAATGGACCTTAACAGTAGAGAAAACTTTTTAGAAACTGCTGAAAGAAGAGAAAGTGTCTTTAAACTTGCAAGGATGTTGGGATATAACCCAAGAAGAAATACGGCGGCAAGTGGATTAGTCAAAATTAAGTCTATAAAAACAACTGAACCTTTAATAGATAGTTTAGGTGCTAACTTATCTAACAAACAAGTATTCTGGAATGACGTAAACAATCCAGAGTCTTATGAACAGTTTATTACAATATTAAATAGTGCATTTAGTAATACAAATAGATTCACTTCGCCAATTAAGAAGGGAGTAGTTGGAGGTATAACTACAGAACTATATAGAATTACAAAACAAATTAGTGCTTCACAAACCTTCCCCTATACATTAAATGTAAATGGCATAAGTAGAAATTTTGAAATTGTAGATGGTGATTTTTTAAATGGAAAATATTTTTACGAAAGACATCCAGACCCTTTAAACAATTTAGGATTGTTTTATAGAAATGACGGTAAAGGACTTGATAGTAGTAACAGTGGTTTCTTTATGATGTTCAAACAAGGAACATTATCATTTTCAGATTTTAATTTTAATACACCTATTCCAAATAGAGTAGCAGATCTTACTTCCTCAAACATAAATGAAACAGATGTTTGGGTACAGGAAATTAATACATCAGGTGCTGTAATTAGTAAGTGGATTAAAATACCTAATACAGTAGGACAAACATTAAACTATAATAGTCAAGCATTTGGAACAAGAAATCTTTATGCAACAGAAAATTTAGACAACGATGGTGTAAGATTAAAGTTCCCTGATGGAAACTTTGGTAATATGCCTAACGGAATTTACAGAACATGGCATAGAACCAGTGACGGTGTAAGTTATTCACTACAACCTGACGATGCAAGAAATATTACTATAAATGTTCCGTATGAAAACAGAAACGGTTCCCCTTATACAATGACTATAACATTGGCATTACAAAATGCTGTAAACAATAGTTTACCGACAGAATCATTAGAAAGTATTAAGCAAAGAGCACCACAAACTTATTTCACTCAAAACAGAATGATAAGTTCTCAGGATTATAATGTTTTTCCTTTTGCAAAAAGCAGTAACATACAAAAATTATCAGCAGTAAATAGAACACATGCTGGTCATAGTAGGTATATAGATATTAATGATCCTACAGGCACATTACAGAACATAGATTTGTTTGCAGATGACGGTTTCCTTTACAAAATGGATAAAACTACCAATGTAAGTACAGTTATAAGTGGAAATAATACAGCAAATAATGTTGTAGAGAATATTTTACCCCTGTATTTTAAAAATCAAAATCTTAATAACTATGTTTACGACTCTTTCAGAGATAAATGGAAAAAATACAAAACTAACAGTTTTGATATAGAAAGTTTAGGTGTTAAATGGAATCCTCTACCTGTAAAACTAACAGGAACAACAGGTTACTTTACAGAAACATCAAGTGCAGGAGCGGCCGGTACAGAAAAGGTATTAACAAATACATTTGTATCATTTAAACAGTTCCAAGAAAACAATTTCCTTAAATTAGTAAACCCAAGTGATATGACTGAGTATAAATGGGTAAGAATTACTAAAGAATCAAATGCAGGATTACTATCCTCCGGACTTAGTACATCAACAGGACCATGGACACTTAGTTCCTCTGTTCCTACAGGGTGGAGAGTAACAGAAGTTATTGTAACACTAAGAAAAAAACTACAGGGTTCAGAATTGCCAGACGTTCAAGCACAAATGGAAAATAAAAAGACATTTGGTATAGGATTTGCACCAACAAACATAACAGACGGCCTTTTAGCAGACCAATGGTATGTAATAGAGAACGCAAACCTTGATAAAACTAGCAAATTTGATGTAAGTAACGCAGGAAGTAAAAACAATACTCCAGATGATGCTAGTTGGTTAATATTATTTGAATACGAAGCAGTAGACTTAAATTCTTACAGATACAATGTAACTATTCGTGGAGAGCAATACGTTTTTAATAGTAAAGAAGATATTAAATTTTACAATGTTAAAAATATTAAAGTTTTAGATAGTGATAACAAGGCAAATACAGATAAGATATCTATCACAACATTTAATAACCAACCTGGTAGTTCAGAAACATTTAGATGGTACCTAGACGGTACAGGAAGTACAGGTAATAAATGGTTTAGTGAAGAAACAGGAACCGTTACAGATCCTAATCAATATAAATTAGAATTACCATTAAGATCTAGAGACACAAATTGGTATGATATCGAAATTGATTGGATTAGTAATTTTGGTATATTAAGGGGCGAAGGTTCTGCAAAAGCAAACGTAATTTCTAAAGATTTATTTGTAAATGATGCGACTGTAACACTTAATACATATTTTGATGATGGTGTATCGCCTGAGTTAAGTGAAAACATGACTGTAGCAAACAACATGGGAAGAGTAAGTCGCATACCGGGTAAAATTAATGTAAGTTTTACAAATGCCACATTTGGTTATAACATTTTTGACGGTAGTGGTAATATTACATATAAAGCATATAATCCTACAACATCACAGGTAGAAATTTACCATGGTAATACTATGGTAAATGGATTTAGTAACGCAAACAGCGATGTATATTCTTACGGTACAGCAGGTACAACAGTACCTATAGCACACGGAGGCAGTGGTACCAATTATAGAGGCAATGTTCAACTAGTTGAAGCAAACTTATCAGCAAAAACAGGTACTTTACAATATGGAAACTTAGAAGATAACAATTATCTTTATGCAACTGACATTACTGCTGTTACAAGTACAGATAAGATTAGAGTAAGATACGAAAATTACAAACAACGTCTTACAGAAAACATAGATTGGCATATTGTTGACACGTTCAAAGAAGCAGATGGATATACTGATCCTTCAAAAGTTATTGTTGCACCTTTTGACACAGATAACGACCTAGTACCTGATAAACCATTGCAATTTAAAGATTTTGTTGGGGAAGAAGATTTAGTATTTTTAGAAAACTATTTAGACTATGATGGGTACACATACGAACGTCCAGCATCTGGTGGAATTTTAGATCTTAGAGAAGAAATAGATGTAGATATTATAGGTTCAGGCACAACTGCTACAATAAGTCCTAAAACTTATACAAACAATATAGCATTTAGTGATCTTAATTGGTTAGTCGTTGACGCATATAATATAGTAACATCCAAATTAAATAATACTGATGGTTATGCATCAGGCTTAAAAGTATATGTTGCTGATATAGATAAAATATACCTAATGACACCAAGTAGTACTAATTCAGAACATGTAAACGCAGTAGAAACTACAGATTGTGCGGTGTACAATGGAAGAGGTATGACACAAAACAGTTTACTTCCTGAAATAACACCTATGATATTTAAATGGGAACATGTTGCAAATAAAGATGTAAGAATAGATCCTAGTATTAGTAATGTAGTAGAAATGCTAGTACTAACAAAAAACTATTATGAAGATATTAAAAAATATATTAATGTTCCAGGAACAATTTATCCTCTACCACCGACTTCAAACGAATTAGCAACTGAGTTTGCTGAATTAGAAGAATTCAAGAGTGCTAGTGATACTATAATATATAGAAGTGGTAAATTTAAAAAGATATTTGGTAGTGATGCAAGTCCTGAACTACAAGCAAAATTTAGAATTGTAAAATTGAACGAAGGTATAAGTGATAACGAACTAAAGTCCAAAGTAATTACAGCATTTAATCAATACTTTGATGCAACAAACTGGGACTTCGGCGAAACATTTTATTTTACAGAATTATCTAGTTATGTACATTCTCAACTAGCAGGATTGCTAGGTAGTTTAGTTATATTACCAAGAAATTCTACAGGTAAATTTGGAGACTTGTTCTCTGTTAAGGCAGAGGCAGATGAATTGTTCTTAAATACGGCAACAGTTGCCGATATAGAAGTTATAGATAAAATATCTAGAACAACATTGTCAGGTTCTACATCAGGATCAGTATATACAACAAACAATGCATCAGCAAGTACAGGTCCATATGCAATTAACGGATATTATCCTTTGTATTCAAACGAAACAAATTCAAATAATGCAGGAAACGGTACAAGTCATACTCATGTATTTTACGGAACAACTTTTTACATGCCTAACGGTTTAGTTATGGGCTCAACAATGTTCCATGGCACATATACAGGAAATGTAAGTACAACAACTAATACAACCAGTAGCAGTGGCGGGTCCGGCTCTGGTTCAAACGGAAGTGGTTATTAATGGCTAAAATTTATAAACAATTACCTGAAGTTCTACAGACTGAGGCTAATAAAAACTTTTTTGAAACAACTGTTGAACAATTATTCAGTGCATCAAATATAGAAGTTATTACTGGATTTTTAGGAAAGCAGGATTCTGCAAACCATAATTCAGATGGTTCTTATATTAGAGAAGCAACAGCAACAAGGCATCATTATAGTTTATCTCCAGCAGTTAATAATTTAAATACAACAACTGGTACAAGTGAAAACTTTATTTTTTATGATGAATTAGTTGACACATTAAGTATTTCAGGCGTAAACACAAAAAACCATAATAGATTATTTGCTACAGAATATCAAAGTTTCTTACCTCCAATTGACATAGATAAATTTGTAAACTATCAGGAATACTATTGGAGTAATAATGATTTACCATCTATTACAATAAATGGTACATTAACAAATCCAATTGACATAGATACAGAAGTATTAGGCAAAAAGAATTTTACCTCACCTAACGGCATTACATTTAAAAATGGTATGGTAGTAACCTTTGGTGGTCAATATGTTATACCAGAAAATAAAACTAATAAAGATTTTTATGTAGAAGGTGTAGGCGAAAGTATTACATTAGTTCCTAAAGTACAAAATATTGGTTCACCATATGCTATTGCTATTTTAAATAGTTGGGATAATACTAATTTTACAGAAGCAGACAGTAATGTAAAATACACCGCTGGAAATATATCATCAGTTGTTATATCTAACCCTGGTATTGGTTATGTGAATCCAACAGTAAGTTTTACAGGATCAAATACCACACTTGCAACAGCAACAGCGAATGCTAACGCCATTGGATCTATATCAGATGTTACAGTTACAAATTCAGGTGCAAATTATAGTGGCCAAATAAATTTAGTTTTAAATAGTGATACTATTTCTACAAATATTAATACAGCAGTCACTTATGTAGACTTCTTTGATAACGATCTTAAAACCATTCCTACACCATACAAAGTTTTAGCAATTAACAGCACTACTAATGTAAAAGAAGGACAACTAGCAACAGTAGACGGACAAAGTAGTTTAGTAGAATCAACTACTACCTCTGCAATACAATCTATAGACAATGTTGTTGCTCGTTATGATACTAGTAGAGCAGGTGGTGTTTATACAGCATCAGGCACAACAAGTGGCACAGGATCAGGACAATCATTTAGAGTCACAGTAATAGGTGAGACAAAACTTTTAAGTATACATAGTGTAAATGACAGTTATTCAACATGGTCATCAAATACAGCAATTAAAACAGCAAGAACATCTATTGTTAAAGATAATGTTGCAAGTACATCATCAGGAAACGGTACCGGAGCAACTTTCAAAGTTGTTTATGATAACTTTAGTGGTAATAGTCCTCATGTAGCAGTATCAGTTGTAAATGGCGGAACAGGCTACAGAAGAAACGACACAATTACTTTAGCCGGTAGTAGTATAGATTCTGTTGGTGGACCAAACATTACATTTAAAGCATATGAAATACAAAAACCACAAGGCATAACAGCAGTAGCAGGTGTAACACTTAGCAATAGTAATGTAACAGGTACACATATCGTTGACATGACTAACTTAGGCCATATAGGTAATATATCAACAAGTGCAAATGGTGTTGATGCTATTTTTAAAGTAGTTGCAGACGGTAATGGCAATGCAGTTGTAACAATTATTGACGGTGGTATTGATTTTGTTGACAACGAAACAATTACCATTAATGACGGACTGTTAGGAAGTAATAATTCAGGAACACTAATATTCAATGTAAGTGATGTAATTACATTCGGTGATACTAATATAGAACTTTTAAACGGTGGTAGTGGTCATGCAGTAAACGATGTAATTACAATTACAGATGCTAATTTAGGAAGCGGTGGCGGAAACGATCTTAAATTTGATATTGCTAGGACTGGAGATATCGTAGTATTAGATAATCCTGTAATATTAGACCAAACCTCAAATTCAGCGATATCATTTGTGGGTAGAGGTGCAGAATTCCAGATTAGAACAAGCATGTTCCAACTAACATCAAATGTAGATGGAACATTTATTTCTGGACTATCCTCTATGGCACTAACTGGTGTAGATCCAGTTACTGGAAAATTTTATTTAGGTGGGTCGCCTGACACAAACGAAGATTTCGGTTGGGATAGAGATGCCGATGGTGATGGCGATGGTGATGCAATATGGGGAGGTAAGACAGCACAAGAAAGTCCAGACTATAATGTATTACAAAGAGGAGCCACCAACAGAAATATTTGGAGCAGAATTAATTTTTGGCACCACAGACAAAACTTTTTAGATGCAGGTGCCACAGTACCTGATAAAAAATATCAAGCAACAAGACCTATTTTAGAATTTGATAAAGATATAGAATTATATAACTTTGGTTATAAATTTGTAGGAGAAATATCCGTTGTAAGTAGAACTCTTTCTAAAGTAGAAGTAGACGGATTAGTAACAGGCTCATTAATAGATGATGCCCCACTAAGTGTTGGTACAACAATCATTTTCCCTAACGATGAACCTATAGTTTCAAAACATGTATATAAAGTTGCTCATGCAGGTGGACTAATAAGTTTATCTAAAGTTGGAGACCCTAATTTAAATCCTGCAGGAGTTGAAGAAGGAGAAACTGGATTTGTTCCTCTTACATTTATACAAGGAGACCAAGTAAATATTAAAGCAGGTCTATTTGGATATGGTAAAGAATACTGGTGGAATAACAATAAATTAGAACTTTGCCAGGTTAAAGAACAACTACATCAAGAACCTTTAATGAAGATGTATGACGATAAAGGTCAAGACTTCACAGAC